AAATCAGTAGCTCAATTATTAGAAGTACAAGATGATGGTAGACCAAGATTATATGTAGACCGACGATGCGTCAATGTTATAATGGAATTTGAAAATTATAGGTATCCAGCAAATAAAGATGAAAGACCAGTACAAGAAAACCCTTTGAAAATACACGATCACTCAATGGATGCTTTAAGATATATAATACAAGGGAGACCTGCTGAAACAGCATTTGTATTTGCGTGAGGAGAATATGAGCATAGTAATTACAATTCCAAATAGAAGAAAAATATGCGAAACAAACAACTGTAATAACTTAGTAAGAGGTTTTGCATTTACTAAATGTTGGCGTTGTTCAAATAAAGAAAAACATATATTGAGTTGTAAACAGTTTAGAGCAAGAAGAGACGAACTTGTAAGAATAAGAGGGAGTAATCATGAGCGGATGGATGAATATATGTAAGAGACATTTGAATAAAATTAGAAGAGATATTGAAAAGAGTGGAAACGTTTATGACTTTGCTACTCCAGATGCAGACAAACGATGTAGATGTGAGATACCAACCTGTAAAAACAGAGCATATTACGAAGTTTATTGGAGTCATGACGGATTAATAAATAGAATAAAAACAGCGGAGAAGATGTATGATCTGCGATGAACCAATCTGTAAAGGGTATAAGTGCAAAAACTACAATCCTCTATGTGATAACTTTACGAAGGAGAATTAGGAGGTGTAGTATGGTTAGTGTGAAAGGTAAAATAAAGTTTATAGGTATCGATAATATATGTGTGAATCTTGATATGGATGATATTGAAAGGTTACATATAGGAGATGTTGAGGTTATACAGAAGAAGGTGTAGTATGGCAAAAGAAATAGGCAGTTGGGAAAAGAAGATGCAAATCTTTAAAATAGGATTAATGATAGCTTTTTTGGGATTAGTTACTTACTTAGTATTCAGTGGAAGAGTTTGTATCGTGTACCTTTAAGTTATATAAAGGGGCAATCACAGATAAGTAAGCGAGGGTAGAAGCTTCATCGGTCAGGTAATGCCTTCACCTGACCAACCTCATTATTATGAACATAATAGGACGGACAAAGGCGGTATTAGGTGGACTAACTGGATTAGGACAAACTAATATGAGACCTTTCGGGATAGGAGGAGTATTACAGCCCACGAAAGACACGAACATCTACAAAGCTGTGATACCAAAATTCTTGTATAAGCCGCCATATCTTAATTGTGTAAGCAATTAATAGGCGAATCGGTTATCCAAGATTAGTTGACATCCCTGAAATAAGACGATTAGCTGCTACTCCTTATGTGGATATGTGTATTACTACTATTTGTGATGAGATAGCTGCTGTTGAATGGGAAATAGTACATAAAGAAGATGAAAAGCCCAATGAAGCAGATGTTAAGAAAATAACACAATTCTTTGATAATCCTAACGTAAATGAAGAAAGCTGGGAACAGATAGTAAGAAAAACTGTCAGAGACATATTAGAAATAGATTCAGGTGTTTGGGTAAAGGTATTTGATTTAAACGGTTTCTTCAAAGAACTATATGTTCGAGACGGTGGGACATTCACTAAGAACCCTGATATATTTGGTACGTTCTCAGGTAAAGCCGAATTAGTGCCACCTACTTTAGCCACAGTATTTAGCACCCCAACAACAGAACAACCAGACTTAAATCAAATAGCACTACAGGCAGCGTACTTTCAATATGGATGGATTACAGGTGCAAGACCAATGCCGTTTGGTACTCGTGAAATAGCTTATTTAATGAGAAACCCACGAAGTGACAGTATATATGGTCGAAGCCCAGTTGAGATATTATTAGAAACAATCCAAATGCTGGTATATGGAATAGAATATAACTTAGAATACTTTACTGATAACAACATACCAAAAGGAATAGGATCAATAGAAGGAATGACACCTCAAGAAATAACTGCCTTCTCAGACAAATTTAGAGAAAACCTAATGAAGAAGAATGAAGTAGGCGATTGGCGTAAACTATGGCATAAAGTACCATTCATTAACAAAAAAGTAACATGGACTCCTTTACAATTCACAGCAGCCGAAATAGAACTATTAGCACAGCAACAGTGGTTCACTAAGATAGTATGGTCTTGCTTTGGTGTAACTCCTTCAGAATTAGGATTTACTGAAAGTTCTACCAGAGCTACGGATATAGTTCAATCAAGAGTGTTCCGAAGAAAAGCGATCCGACCAATATTGACTCTACTCGAATACCATATTAACACACAATTAATGCCCGAATTTGATAAAGGCACTAAACTGTTAGATGGCACTGTTTTAAGTGGAATTAAGAACTTAGAGTTTAAATTCAAAATGTATGATATAGAAGAAGATTTACAAAGACATGAAATATATGAAAAACAACTAAAGAACAAAATAAGAACCCCTAACGAAATAAGAGAAGAATTAGATTTAGACCCAATAGATGGGGGAGACGAACTGTTTAAAGAACAACCGTTTGGAAGCCCATTTGGACAGAAACCAAATATGGAAGAAACACCGAACCCTAAAGAAAGTCGAATACCAAAGGAACAAAAATCAATAATTAAATTCACACATAACTCAGGTATCTTACCAACAGCAAAAGTAATGGAAAAAGCTATAGAAGATATGCTCAATACACAAGAAAAGAACGTTATGACATTTTTAGATAGGTTTAGTGGAGAAGATCAATTATTAAATATTAAAGGAATAGAAGAAGTACCTGAAAAACTAACAGGCTTTATATCCCCAGACGAAGTAAAACAGGTAGTAAATGATGCAATAAGAAACACATTCAGTGAAGCAATAAACGAGTCTGAAATTAAGTTTAATATGAACTTCCAACCCAGAGCCACAGTAATAGACTTCCTACAAAAGAACGCTTTTGCTAACATAAAGGGCATGACAGACGATTTAGCCAACAAAGTAAGCCAAAAGGTTAGAATAGGTATCAAAGATGGTTGGGGCATACCAAAGATTAAGAAAGCCATTCAAGAGGTATTTGACGTGTCTAATGCCCGTGCCGAAATGATCGCACGAACTGAGACAATCAACGCTGAAAATAAAGCTTTATATGAAGGAATTACACAGAGTGGATTAAAAGGAAAAATAGAATGGATTTCACACTTAGATGATAGAACTTCAGCAATATGCAGAAGTTTGAATGGGAAAACAGTTAATGTTGGAGAGAAATTTAAAACAACCGCAGGAGCAGGATTCGAAGGCTATCACCCCGCAGCACATCCAAATTGCCGTAGTTCCATAGGGTTCATACCCGATTAGGTGAAATATGACTTGTATAATAGACATGGATTGGTATATGTTGTTAAAGCTTAAACAAGACCAAACTTTAAAGTTTTTCTATATCGACCGAAAAGAAACAATAGAAATACATTCTCTATTCAATAATCAAATATTTAGGTATATACACAAAAAGAAATTAAATGACGAAGGCGTAACTGACCGATTATTCTTTGATAGATATTTAAACGATTCAGTACCAATAAAGCAATTAAGTATGATTAATGAAGAAGATTGGAGAATAGCCATTACCAGTGTATTTACGTTCTTAGGACATATAGATAATAAACTTCAAGATTTGATAGACAATATAAAGGGGCAAAGTGAATGAGTTAAGAGGGGTTCACCCCCCAGAGTTGGCGTGTGACCCGAATACCGTCCACTATAAGATAATCAAAATTAAGGGGGAATTATGACAATTTCAACAGTAAGAAACCAAAGGGAATATAATAAATTTATTGAAGTAGGAACTGGAACAAGTACAAGCACACCTTCTTCTGCAACAGCAGTTAATAACCTAATATGGGGAAAAACAGCTACAGGAACAGGATTGCCTTTAAGGGTTGATTACCTCGGTAGATTAGAGAATATACTCTAAGCCGAAAACGGTACTTAATCCTGACTCTCTTGATGATAGATACGTCAATGTAACTGGCGACACGATGACTGGGAATTTGAATATTGCTGCTGATATAATACCAACAACAACATTTTCATGAAATACTGTCAACCATGTTATGTATGCTTGAGTGATTGTTGATATACCAATCTGTCTAGACTTTAAAACAATAATATTTTT